GGTTGGTCCCTACAGCCCATGTCGCGTCAAGTTGTTTGGTGATAGCAGAAGGTAACGTCATTAACACTAAATTGGTGTCGGTCGTATCGATCGAAAGGCATGATCCTGCTGCGAAGTCAATATCATTCGTAAGATCACCAGCATTGTTGGATAAGGTCAACCCCCAAATATGCCCGCGTAATGGATTTTTTGCTGTAATACTTAATCCTCCTGTAACAGGAGGAAGTGTCTGTACGGTACTGGCTTGCTGGGCAAATGTCGTAGCAAATGCCCCCGTCGTCGCGAAGTTTCCCGCGAGGGATAACGTGCTTGCGGTGTACGTCACCCCGTCTCCCGTACTATTCACAATGAGCGGCTTATTCGCGTTTGCCAGCGTCAAGGCTGGGAACTTTGCGAAGCCCAACGTGATCAGATCGAATTCGTTTCGGAACCGAAACGAGCGGACGTTCGAACTGGTCTGAGGAACCGTTCCATGGACGTAGAAATCGTTTGCCATTACCGCATCCCTCGGCCTTCTTGGTAGTGGGTGTACAGACTGTTGATCGTGTAGCTCGCGATATAGTTCGTCCCGGAACTGATCCGGTACCGGATGGTCTCCGCGCGGCCCTTGAGCTCAATCTCAGAGGGCACGTCGAAGCTGGTCCCGTCCCAGGTGAAGAGATCCCAGAACAACGAGGCACTATCCCACACCGGGGCTTCAGCCGCGTTCACGGTGTACGTAATCCCGTCTGGTTCTTTGATCGCCGTCGATCCGTACCCGAGTGAATACGACAAGGTGAAGTTGAAGTAGGCTGCCCCTTGGGCTTCCAGTGCGGCCTTCAAGTAGCGCTTGATGATTCTGGGTTTCCCCATGGTCTCCCAGTTTGTGTCGAAGTACGCGTCGATTGCGGCTCCATCGAACGAGGTCCCTTTATCGAACTGCATCACATACCCGTCTGTCGTCCCGAAGAGAATGTCCGGAGTGCCGTTCACACGCATGTTGTCTGAGTTGGAGGTACAGAAGACCGTATGCTGGAACCGTTGCGTGCCACACCCAATGTATTTTCCGTTCACAATGGTGAGGTAGAGTGCGGTCGTGTCAGTAAAGAACAACCGGTACTGACTCTTCTCACGTGCGATGATGGAGTTTGCTAAGATCGTCCGCTTCGCTTTAATGAACGGGAGGATATTGGCCGTTAAGGTACTCGGGGAGAAGTTCCCGAAGTCCTGCACCGCACGAAGTTTGATCACCCCAGGATCGTCCAAGGAGTACGCGTCGTCCATGCGCTGGACTGAATAGTCGAGCGCTCCGACGCCTTGATCGAACCGCGCGAGGGTCCACGTACTCACCCCGGTCCCGTACAACATCGAGGATTGGCGTGTCCCGTAAATACACAGAGACGGAGCGGTTTGAGATCCCTGAAGACTCATAAAACCTGTGACGGTATCTCCGGTGGCAATTTCTGAGGCCCCAGCCGCGGCCGTATAGTTGTACGGGAGCCCTGGTGCAGAGTGAATCGCGGAACTCGCAAAGGCGCCGAAGAGGTGCCCGGCGAGCACGCCAATATGTTTTGGGGCGTCCGGACTCGTTCCAGTACGAATCGGTACCAAGGTCGTCCCGTCGAACTCAAACATCTTATTCACGCCGTCGCATCCGTACAGGCGCAACCCGGAGGCTTGCCCGAAGAAGTTCCACACGAGGAATTCAAACTTCCCGCCGACTGCCATCGTGATTGCTGCTGACGCACCAGAGATGGTAAAGGTGGCTCCTGATGGCACGGTCCCGGCGCCCGCGGCAAACTCACCAGGCGCTGGCGTTGTGATCACGTAATACCCAGCCGCCGTGCCGGCTCCCCAACTCCCTGATTGATGCACCACACGTTTAATCGTGGCGGTATTGGCTCCGCGCGTGATGACTTCTCCATCTGCAGGAGGGACCACGTTCCCTGCTCCGCTTCCAAGCCCTGCTGTAAACGCCACTTCTCGAAAGTACGGGACCACAGTCCAGCCGCTAGTGCTCGCTACGTACAGCACGACCGTCCCGCCACTCTCACGGAAACAGTACGTCTTGTCGACTCCAGCCACCACAAGCGTTGCAGTACCCAAGACTGATCCAGTTCCAGCCGGCTTCGTAATATCAGCCCGGTAGTTGTCCGCGGCGAGTGCTTTATACTGGGCGATTAGCAGTGCAGTCAGGGTGATGGTCGGTGCGACCATGGTTCCAATCGTTGTGGCACCGACCTTCTGGACATTCCCGATTGTATGGAGTGCAACCGCAATCTTGGTGAGTACCATGTAATTTGATTGGACAGAGATAATCACCCCGGTGGCCCCAGTGGTATTGTCTGTCAGCGTCTGCCCGACCGTAGGAGTATTCGCATATGCATCGATTTGCACGATCGTAAAGGTCGCGTCCGAAGGTTTTGGTCGACCGTCGAACCGTTCGTACCCGTCGATCCGGCGATAGCCACCGGTCTCAGAGACTTCAAAATTTTCACAGGATCGAAGGAAGCCTGAGGGAAGATCGAGCGTGGGTGTGACGAGATCCAGTCCACCACGCAGCTTCATTTGCGAGTAGTTGACGCTGAGTTTCTTGGTGACGAGCAATGGCATGTTAGGCCAGCGCTCCACCGACCTTGACTTCAGGGAGACGATCGCGGAGGATGCGCCCGATAATCTTATGGAACTTCTTCTCCGCTTCATTATACAACGTGGCGTCACCCTCATAGGCGGCATACTGCATCACGCCCCACCAGACACAGCCCATGTTGTACTTCTGCGGGATCTCCCCTTGGAGTCCTGAGGCGCCGACTGATGCGGAGACACTGGTTGGGGTGTCTGTATCATTCACCAACGGTTGAGGGGCAATGAAGTAGTCTGCGGTGAACGTGTAGCCCGCGGCGTTGATCGGGCCGGGGCAGATCGATTTATCCGGGGCAATTGCGAACCACTGGGGGCGTGTGCGCGTGTTGCGGTTGGCGCCGAGGAGGTAAACGGCTCGCCACTCCTCGTAGTCGATCTCAAACATTTCAATTTCGCTGGTGATCCCAGACGCGGTCACGTAGTTCCGGAAGGTCTCCCGGCACCACTTCGAGAAGGTGTTGGCGGTAATCCCGCACGCGAGCGTGCCGTACCCGGTCTGCCCAGCGATAGACGCCCACGAGGCCGACGCGCGAAGGTACTGCCAGTCTTCGTGCATAGACTGGATCTCAATCCATCCAGACGAGACCCACGTGACGAGCCGGTCGATCTGATCCACTTGTCCGACCACAGTGGTCGGCATCGAGCCGGCTGTCGCGGTTTCTTGGTGGGCGCGTTGGACCATATCAAGAAACGTAATCGGATACAGCTTCGACATGGTCCCTCCGCTTAGACGTTGTAGCTGAGGAGACGGGCCAGCCACTCCCCGCCACGAGGATTCTTATCCTCAATGACCGAGAAGGCCACCGGGTGTGTCACCGTCCGCTCAATGTAATTCTCAGGATTTGCGTTGTCTCGTTCGATCACGTTGGTGCGAACCGACTCAAGCCTCGCGCCAGCGAGAATCGAAACGATCTTTCGTTTCACAATAATGCTGATCCCTCGTGGGAGATAACCAATCGGCACCCACCCTTGTTTGAACAGCATTTCTGCCGCCACTCCATTATTGGCCACATAATCGGTCGTACGTGCTGCGAGCCCATCCTGCGAGTTGTGGATCAAAATCTTTACAGGCTCTTCGAAGAACATCAAGCGATCAGCATGGTCCATGCTGAGCTCGTCTTCATGCACAAGGATCTCCGGATCACGTTCGAACGGTTCGTGAATTTCCGGCATCTTGATGGTCGGTTTCTGTTCCTGTTTGACAGAACGAGTATCGAACTCGTTTTTCTTTTTGGCTTGACGGGCCAGGGTTGCGACCTCTTCTGGTTGGACAGCTGACATAGAAACCTCCTTGTGTGTGAGACATACGGTCGGGGCCACGTGCCGAAGCACGTCGGGTTGATAAACACGGGTGATCCCCTGGCAACTATGTGCCAGGGGAGAGCACCCACCTTACTGACTGAGACTTACACCTGCGGACGATCCGGGAGACCCATGATGTTGGTAAACGCCACAGAACTGTTTGAGTTCCAGGTTGTCGTACCGACCGTAAACGCGGCTCCGTTCGAGCCGACCTTCACGATACCGTAGGCAATCGGAACCAACGTCTGAGGAATCCCAACCGGGAACTGAGGCGCTCTCACGAATTTCGCACTGGCCGTCACTGCGCCATCCAATGCCTCAACAGGACCCAACGCGTGGAACACGGCTCCCGCTGAGTCGAGCATGACCAAAACCACCGCGCCATAGTTGATGGCAATCGGTGCAATCGTCTGCCCAGTGATTGCATCAACCGTAGGTGCAGACGCGGCCTGGTTGGTAATCGCTGTTCTGCTGAAGGCTTTGCCGTTCAGACAGTACTGAATCGTGATCGTGGTCGTATACGTCGAGGTTGTGCCTGCGACGAGCGCCCCACTGTTTGTCGCCATTTTCAACGGAGCTGCTGCTAAGGTATCCATAATATTCTCCTTCTTCTCCTTGTGTCTTTTGTCTGATCCGAGTTTATATTCAATCAATTATATAAACCTACCGTTTATATAATCGAATTCCACACACCTTTGGTCACGCATGTGAACTGCCCTGAACTATTCGCCGCAACAGAAAACGCTGTGTTTGCGGCTAAGGCATTAATCACCTCGCCTGTGGCCGGGTAGACCAACAATGCGTTGGCCCCAGAATTGACCACAATAATCTGCATTCCAGCTTCACTGAAAGGTAGTACAGCCCCGGTGCCTGCAGCCGTCGTGGTAAACCGACTATTGCGATAGTTCAGTTCCAACGCGTCTGTTTGCAACGTTCCTGTTGCTGTCAGCCCTCCGTCGACCCCCGCTGCCGGGAGGATCGTACGTGACCCAAGGTATTCGAACCCGATGAAATCTCCGAATGCGCTGAGAAAATGATTCAGGAACGGCAGCGCCTGATTCACTTTCGCGTTAAATGCAATTGTTTTACCTGCCATGACAGTTCTCCTTCTTCAGTCAGTCCACCCGCTTATGCGAGGTTCTTGATTCCGACGTTGCCGACTGCCATCCAGCCGTTGTTCTCAACCAGAGCTGCCTTCCACCACATGGTGCCGGCATACCCTCTCTGACCGAAGGGGTCAGACTTGCTGGCTTGACCAGGAGGCAGATAGGTCGGGCTGAGGGCGCTCACGCCACGGACAGAAATCTGACTCCACGCATTCTGCGCGACCACGATGAAGGAGTACACGTCGATGTTGGTCGAATCTGAACTGAACAGATTCGTCGTTCCAATCACGGCGCCACCGGCACGAATCGCCACAAACTCAGGTGACGTAAAGAACCGGAACCGCTCGCACGTGCCCACTTCATTCGACATCGGCTTCCCGCTGGCATACTTCTCAACCGGAACGAACCCGGGGAGATCCCGAAGATCCGGCTCCGCATCCGTGTGAATGTACACATTGTAGCCCGAGGACACAGCACTCGTGCCATAGTTCCCAGACGCACTCAGCATGTTGTTCACTGGCTTCGCATGGTTCGCTTGCAGACTCTTGGTGATCTTGCGAAGCAGACCCAGCGTGATGCCGCCGTTGACCGTCGCAACCGTCGTACCCGTTCCACCGTAGAACTGGTTGGTACAAGTCTTGAGCTGTCCGAAGATCAACAGTTCGTTGACCAACGTGACGCGCTCACCGACTTGCTTGATCATCTCCTTGGGAATGTCGTCCTCGTACAGATTGTACGTCTTGTCCGTGAAGCCGTACAGACAGCTGTACTGCAAGATATTCACGGTCACGTCCATCGGCACGATGCTCTCAGGATCAGGCGTGACGCCTTCTGTCGTCTGATGGGCCTGTACGATCAGGTTCCCACGATCGACGTTGTTGGTCGTCGAGAAGAACGTGTTCTGCGTGGTCGCGTTCGTCGAAGATGCACCGTAGGGGAGGAACCGACGCGCGACGTACGTGTCGCTCTGGTTCTTCGGCATACTGACCTGCCGACCCTCACGGCTCAAGCACTCCACAGGAACCGCGTGCTCAAGAATTTCCGCCTTGTATTTGCCGATTCGTGCGGCAGTGAGATTAAATGAGTGCATTCCTACTGGCATGATGAAACTCCTTTATCGTTTATGAAGAGACGCCAACTTTTTCAAGATGTTCGTGAAAGGCGTCTTCCTCGGACTTGGCCGTATGCTGGGACGCATTCCCACGCTCAGTCACCGAGTCCTTTAGTTGTTCTCTCCGAATGTCCGCCGCAGTTTTCTTTGGAGTCTCCTGCGCCGACTTCTTTTTCGTCTCTTTCCACTCCTCAAACTTCCCGAGGGCCTTTGCGCCTACCACTGCCCGTTGAGACGTATTCACCCGTTTCTGGTATTCAGCCGGTTGGCTGGCGAGCCAGTTTCGGAACTCCGTGGGTTTAACCCCCTTCGTTGGATCAGGCTGCGGGCCGATGATCTTTTCCCAATCCGGGTAATCATCTGCCAGATCCTTGATCTGCTCTTCCATCACGACGCGCTTCGCAATCTCTTGAGCCTTTTCATTGATCGTAGGCTCAAGCGTTGCTGGATCGAATTCCTTCGCGACAATCTGCCCAATCCGCCCGCCCTTCACTTTCGACAGCACCCGCGTCAGACTTTTCGCGATAGCGGGTGTGAGATCTGGGTAATCGTTCTTCAACTCGCTCAGATCATCCTCAGAGACCGTAATGGCTTCTCCGGGATCAGCAGCGATCTGCAGCTCTTTCAAGGTCTGTGCGAGACTGCCCAACTTCCCGAATGCTGTGCCGAATCGCGACTCCATTGCGGTCTTGATGGCGTCGATATCATTCGAGTAGGTCAAGATCCGTGCGAGTTGCTCTTCGGTGATCTGCGCCATCTTCGGGGCCGACTCTTCGACCACCGTCGTGACTGGAGTCTCGACTGGTGTCTCCGTGATGACGGGCGTGTTCGCGTCCGCATCTTCGAAGTCCTTCCCGTCGATCTCCGCTTCAAAACTTGCTAACTCTGCGGCATCTGCTTTCTCTGTATCCTGTGCAATCTGTTCCGGGGTGAGGGTAAGATCCACGCCCTGTTCGTCTTGCACAGCGGTCATTGCCTTAGGCATAATGACACTCCTTCCGACCACGGGCGTCACCGTCCGTGTATCTGTTGCGGTGTCTCCGAAGAGGCACCTAGTTAGAATCCTAAATTCGCGTCTGCTTCCAACCGCTCTCGTTCTTTTTCTAATGATAACATGGAACGAATTTCTTCGATTCTGCCTCGTAACCGCTCCGTCTGCACATGATCGGATTCCTTTTCCAACCGGGTACGGTAACTCTCAAGACGGTACTTCATAATTGCCACGAGCTCGAGCCAGGCTTCAGACTGTCGTGCGATGCGTGAGAGCTTCGGTGCAATGGGAGGAAGTTCATTTAGGTAAAGACTCATGCTTCAAACCCTCGTCCTTTCTTCGCGGTGCCGGGGATTTCCACTGGAGACGGCGCCGACTTCCCGAACGCTTTGGTTTTATCCTTGTGCACGTCGACGGCGAAGCCGGCCGCAGAGATCTCTTTCTGTGTGCGGAGCTTCATCGCGGTCTCCGCGAGTCGACCCTTGACCTGTTCCAACGTGATCTCATGCTTGCTGGCATAGTCCATGAGGGCAATCTCACGCTCGAGCTCGAGCTTCTTGATCGCGTGCTGGTAGTCTGCCTGTGCCTTCGCGCGTTGTGTCTCGACGTAGACCGTATCACGATCCGTGTCCAGCTTGACCCGGAGTTGTGCGGTCTCATTCCGAAGCGTCTCAAGTGCAGCCTTCCCTTGATTGGTGATCTGCGCCAACTCCTTCTGTAGCTGAGCATCGGACTGCTGCATAGCCAGTTCTGCCTGCAGCTGCTTGTCGGCAATCTGCGCCTTGATCTGAGCAATTTGAATCCCCGTATCCGGTGGAGGAGGCGTATTCTTGATCTTGTCCGACTCTTCCTTCGAGTACTGCACGTCAGAGGGCTCGATCTTTTTGCTTCGCAGAAAGACCGTGAAGGCTTTCTTCGGATCGATATCAAACTTCGGATCGGCCGTGAGCGGAAGAATCTGTGCCAACGTCTGGTCCTGAATTGAACGCTCCACCTTTGCGACGGAGACATGCGCGTCGATCGCCCACTCATCTTTCTCGTCATCCGGCACATCCGGATCGAGGAGGAGCCATTCATAGAGCTGATCAATGACCGGCTCGTTCATATAATCGTCGTAGGTCGACGCCACGTCACGGAGCAATTGGTTCGCGTTATTGTTTTGAATATCGGTGGCGCCAAGCGTGTTGGGTGTCGTGTCTCCACTTTGCCCCTGTGTGACCAGAGGAATATTGGTCGACTCCTCCGCGAGACGCATGGAGAACTCGATAATCTTTAAGAGCTCGGCAACCCGGTTAGGGATCTCAAACGTGGTGAAGGCTTTCCGCACGTCGTCGACCACCCCATCCGAGGTCTTGTACCAAATTTTGTTGGCCGCAATACGCCAGTCTCCGTTAGCCGGGACCACCGCTTCCTGATCGATCACAATCTGTCCGCCTGAAGAAATGCCGGCATTGTTCAACATCGCCCGCACCGATCCGTTACAGATCTTCTGCGGAGTGGCCATCTGTTCGTTCGGACCCACACCGGCCCAGAAGGACCCGCGATGGAGCCATGGGATCGAGTGATAGTTGAGTTCGCCAGAATGTAACGGGTTCAGGACCGCTTTCACAATCGTATCGTTGATCATGGTGACAACGGCGTAGACTTCGTCCTGGCCTTTCTTTAAGAGCGACTCCGCTTCCGGGTTCGCAGCCTTGAACATACTTCGATCTAGGGTCCCCGTGAAGTACCAGACTTCGTACTGGTTCTTTGCCTTCTCGTCAGAATCATCACCGGGGTTGGAACGGTTCGCCCCCTTCTTGTTGGACGGACCCTGCTCGATCACCTTGTCGATGCGCTTCTTGATATAGCCCTTTTTCTTCATCCCACGAACGCGCTTGACGGAGAGATAGTCACGCTCCCACACGTAGTCTCCGTTGGCAATCTGATCACCGCACGAGGGGTCCGGATAGATGTTCCACACGTCACGCCATCCCACGACCGGGGCGATCTTCTCAAGGATCTGTAATTCAGGTTCGGCACCCTCTTTCCCTTTCAACAGTTTCTTCTTTACAAACCGTTCCGGATACGGACCTTTGAGCACACCCACACCGAGTCGTGCAGAATCATGGATCACCTTCCGCATCTGCTTATTGAATTTACATTCGATCAACCAGTCCTGAATCCGCTTCTCCGCTTTCTTACAAGACTTGTACGCGCGGGCGTAGTGATCCGCTACGAGATCCTTGGTCGTGATGGGGACTTCTTCCGGAGCGGGTTGACCCTCGGCAGGAACCGCCGCACCAGGAGGTAGAGGTTTTTGATCCTCTGGCTTGGCATCTCGCATAAGCGGTTCACCGGTCTCTTCATCTTTGACAGGTGTTTCATCCTCTTTCCCTTCCTCGAGTTCTTGGACGGGCGTGGGAGACATTTCAAACGGTTTATCGGCCAGGAGGAGTTCAGCAATTTTCGCTGAGGCCGCGTCGACATACCGGCTTGTAATGCGGACAAACACGGTGGACTTGATTTCATCAGCCTTCCGTGGGTCCACACCGGTTGTCAGCGGGGCGTTCATCACGGTTGGCTTGATCAATTTCAGCTGTTTAAATTCGTGCCGGTTGGCGTCGTCGATCCCGTTATAGCGTTCTTCGCAGAGGGTCCAGACTTCTTCAATCCCGCAACTCTCACGATACTTGACCGCTTCGTCACGAATGACGATCAGTTGTTTCGCAAGGATGTCGAGACGGTCCTCGTCCGTGATATCTTCCGGGAGTTGTGCTTCGTCACGCATCAGATCGCGCGTGGCTTTGTCGTCTTCCCCGTAGACTTTCTTTTCCATCGCTGAGGCGAACGCTTGCTTCTCGTCAGGATTCGTTATCGCTGGCATGAATTATCTCCCCCACCGTCCTTTGGTACGGGCCAGATATTGCCACACCATCGGACTCCCAGGTGTTGGAGGTGGCGCATCTGAACCGACATGAATGAACTTGCTCGGAAAGAGTACCGCGTAATCATCGAATACGAACGCGTCATAGGCGATTCCGTTGAGGAATAGAAAATTGATGATAGGGACACTGGGCGCGACTGGCGCCACAAACGACCCTTTTGAGAAGAATTGACTGGTGCCGGATTCATCATACGGAAGTGGGTCTGAAAACCGGTACTGCCCGAAAGCGTTGGGGACGCGAGGATCGTCTCCGCGTCCCCGTCTGAGAAGGATCGGGATCGCCGTTTCTTCCCATACTTCATGTCGTTGTAGACCTGGAGTGAGAATGCGATGGAGGTAACGATCCTCCCCCACACCTTTTCGAAGAAATTGCTGGACGTACTTATCGTCGGGGACTTCGTGACGTTGAAGTCCTGGGGATTGGATGCGGTGGAGAAAACGATCTTCTCCCCGGGCGCGAGCGAGAAAGTATGAGCGCACGTGTTCCAATGCTTCGTGGGAAGAATTCCCGGACAACCATCGTGGGACACTGGTGAAGACGGGGGCGGCTGCAGCAAACGATCCCCGCGAAAGGAATCGTTGTTGCCAAAACTCAACTGGAGATCGAGCTGTATCGGTATCAATTCGCCCAGCGTAAAGGACGAAAGGAATCCCGGTTGTGACTGCAGGAGGGGCGCCGACTTG